CTAAAGTATTCATTAAAGTATTCATGAATTTCTAAAAGCCTTTATTTAACATAATTTATTTCACTTTTTGAACTCCGTTTAAGGCGCCTAATAAACCCCTGCTACACTCCGTTGTGGTGGGGGTTTTCTCTCTTTATGCGTATTTTAAGGGTTTTTAACATTTCCTTATATCCGTTATAAACCGCTGTTTTTCATACAAAAGTATTCATAAAGTATTCATGAATTATTTTCTGCTTGCGATGGCTGCTTTTTTATCTTCGTCGGTGACACGTGCATATGCCAGTGTCATAGAACTTGATGAATGCCCCATTAATTCCTGTATTGTTCGCAGATTTGTGTTTGATTTTATTAGATCGCTGCTGAATAAATGCCGTAGCATATATGCATTGAATTTGATTTTGTTTTTCTTAGCCACGTTGGTAATGTAATTTGATACGAAATCAGTTTTATATAATTTGCCATTATAGTCGCAAATCAAATAATCAAATTGGTGCCATGCCATCAGATTTAATAATATTTCCTTTAACTCTGCGCAGATCGGTATATCTCTTATGCTTCTGACCGTTTTAACTGGAACGATTACACCTAGTTCCTTTTTATCAGATCCGACCATCGCTCTTACTTTTATAACATTATTGGTAAGATCTATGTTTTCTCTTCTGAGGGCGAATACTTCCGCGTTGCGCATTCCAGTATAGTACATAATGTTTAGCATATACCAGATAGACATTGAACGATAACGACCTTTATTATCGTAAGTATGATAATTTAATAGAGCATCAAGGAAATGGTTGAAGTTTTCTAAAGTTGTTTTCACATCACGTGGCTCTACAACGATTTTTGACTTAACAACTGATACTTTTAATGTTTTATCTATGATTGGGATTTCTTCAATCTGTGCCGTAGTATATATTTTTTTCCAAACGCTCAAGCATCTATTCGTATCTTCTTGAGAATGGGTAGTCAAATAATTATTGATGCTTTCTTGGATATCAGCTGCGGTGATTTTATTTATGGGTATATCCGCATACTTTGAAATTGCTGAAGCGTAATAATGATCATGTTTTCTTTTCGTCTTTAAGGCGTATGGGAATAATTCGCTCATCCTTTCGTATAATTTTTGGATCGTTGGAAATTTCTCTGTGACAATATCATCTCGGATACTCCTTAAAATGTTATCGCGTATTTCACATGCAACATCCATTGCCATCGCTGGGGTAGGATAATCACCGACGTTGATACTTTTCCGGTAAGTCTCACCGCCTCTTTTAATTTGTATTAGCAAACTGATTTTGCCGTTAGGTAAGACGCGTTGCGATATGTGCTTTTCTTTTCTAATCTTTCTTGCCATTCAAATCACTCCTTACTTTGAGGGCATTTATGCTAAAATTGGGTATAGTAAAAGACCTTTTGTGAGGGTAGTTTACTTTGCTCTGCCATTACCGTGGCAGAGTTTTTATATTATTTCTTTACTTTATCTTCCAACAATTTCATATTTTCTAAAAATGCTTTTTCTACCGGCGTTTGATCGGCGTCGATAATATTCTTGTATTTATCATATTCTTCATCAGCCTTAGCAGCTGCGCGTTTATAGCTGATTCTACTGGCTGCTTTTAATTGTTCGTCGTTTAATGCAAATCCTTTGATTAAGTATTCCTTTAAGATTGAGTTTGCCCAAATACGGAACTGCGTACCACGCACAGATTTAACACGATAGCCGACAGAAATAATGACATCGAGACTGTAAAAGTTTGTGGGTTTGGTAGAAAATTCGGAAACTCCGAATTTTCTCAATGTATCATCCTTTTGCAATTCTCCTTCATCATAAATGTTAATTATATGCTCGTTAATAATTGTTATACTTTTTTGATTATATAAGTCAGTTTCCCGACTATTTCTACATCTTTTTCGCTAAAAATCATTGGTGGTTGTATTCCGTCATCAAATTCAAGAATTACAGTTTTGTTTCTTTTGAAATATCTCTTTACAGCGGTTTCTTTACCTTTCATAATAAACGCTCCAATCTCACCATCTTTTAATTTGGAAGTGTTTTTGAAAATCAAAGTATCTCCATCAGATATACCTGATCGAATCATGCCATTTCCAGAAGCGTAAGCAATAAAATCAGATTTATCGCTGTCAAATAATTCCGGGGAAACCATAATGATTTTCTGAGGATTGTTTAAATAACTCTCTTTATCCATCTGAATTATTCCTTTTGCTTTTCTTCTTTTTCATAAATTAAAATCCCCTTAATGTATATGATTAAATACTACCGATTACCTTTCCGACCGTAACCATTTTGTCATAGTCGTTGCAATGTATATCCTGATATTGCTTGTTGTGAGATATCAACCGATCTTTTCCGAGTTCCTTGACGAAACTTTCTCCGTTGATGATGAACACTCCGATATCACCAACATTTAATTCGGATTGCTTTTTCACTAATAATTTATCTCCGTCATAATAAGTAGGTTCCATAGAATGACCTCTAACAGCAATAACTAAATCGGCATTGTTATTTAATGGCGTATCTGGCAATGTAATTGCAGTGCAATCAAGATCATCGAATAGATACTCACCGTTACCGGCAGATGCTCCCACAGCGTAATAAGGCTTTGTAATGTATGCCGGCATATCTTCTTCAATAACCGTGTTACAACGCTCATATTCAATCTCTAATGAACTATTAACTGCTTTTCTACCGTAGCCGTCTAAGCTGCGGTATTTTTTTATGAAGGATTGTTCGGTGATCGTTACTTGAAATTCTGAATCACCATAATAATCCAATAAATATGACAATGATATTTTCAAGACATTACATAATTTAACTATTTTTTCTGCGTCCGGTTTATTTAAATCACGTTCCCAATTTGAGATAACTCCAGATGATGATTTAATTCCTATTAACTCGGCCAATTCAGTTTGAGAAAGATTATTTGATTCTCTCGCTTTTTTAATGCGTTCGCCTAATGTATTCATCGTTTTCACCTCTTTTCATTCAAATTATATAGAATTAATTTATATATTTTCAAGAAAATCACGATAAAAATATAAGAAAATCTCGATTTCATCATTGACATAAAAGAAAAACACGAATAATATGTATGTGTATCGAGAAATACTCGAATGAAAGGAGGATATTTCAATGAAAATCGAAGATAGACTCAAAAATATCATTGATGAGTCTGGAAGGAGTCAATTATGGATTGCCGAAAAAATGAACACACTTCAGCCAAATCTTTCAATGAATAAAGATAAATTAAGTTCGATTGTTCGAGGTAAAAGAAAAATGACGGCAGATGAATTATTGATCTTCTGTATGGCGTTGGGAATTAGTCCAGATAGACTATGTAATCAAGAATCATAGCAAGGAAAGGAGGAAGCATGAAACGAGAGATTGAAGAACAGATTTATATTATCAAAGTTGGAAATTTGTATGTAATCAATGCTTACGAAAATAGATATACACTCAATTTGGCGCATGCAAGCATATTTACTGAGAAGAATTTAAATTATGCAAAGGGACAATGTGAATGTGTTGGTGGAACACTAATCGGATATAAAAAGAACCTCCTTGTTGATACCAAGGAGGAGCAAACAGAAACCGCTAATGATTTCGAGGTTGAAACTATTTTAGAATCTTAAAAATTCTACATATTCGATCTTATCAGTAGGAATGCACGCTGCAACTTCTTTTGAATTTTGATAGGTAATTTTCAAGAAATCACTATCTTTAATTTCAGAAGTAATTTGTTGAACATCTACATTTTCATCAATGTAAAGTTCATTTATGCACTGTGTACTACAAATATCAACCTCAAATCCGCTAATTAAATGAAACCGGATATTCATGCAATAAAACCCCCTTTCAATTTGAATTATACCTCAACGAAAAGGAGGAAAGAATGAGAATAACTGACATATTGAGGGTTGGAGGAATTGAAACAAAAAGATTTTGCAGATTGCGACATTATGGGCAACTTGAATTCTCTATTATGAACAGATGCATTTATATGCATTCTGTCAAAGAGAAAAAAACACCGGGCATGTGGAATCCCAGCGTTAACGATTTACTTGCAGATGATTGGGTGATTATTGAGTGCCGGGTGCTTCGCAAAAACATAGATGCAACTGCACTTATAACAAAGAAAGAAAAGAATATGAAAAATGATAGCTGGAAAATTATTGTTTCCTTTCTGTTAGGTGTATTGGCTGGGTTAATCATTATTGTGCTGAAAAGAGTATTCTGATTGCAGCCTCAACAATAAGTGTTGATGCAATGCCGAGGATAAATGAAATAATTCGATTTACCAAAAGCTCTGAACGTTCGATTAGATATAAATATGGCTTTTCACCGCGTCGGATGAACCATATTTTATTGTCGGCATAGTCTATCTCAATGCAGTTTACTTCCTGCAATGCAAACAATATTCCTTTGTCTTTTGGAAGATTACAGGCAGATAGCATAGTTTTGCCACTTCGTTCAGCATCAAGCATTTTAGTTAGCAATCTATACATTTTATAACGCAATATTAAGTTTTTCATAATCAGTACCTCCAGCGTATTTATCTAAATTATATCAAGAAAGGAGGATAGAAATGGAGACAAAAGAGAAATTGAAAGAAGTATTAAATGATTTGTGTGATTGGATACAAAAAGAAACAAAAAAAGCCTCCAGCAATCAAGCTGAAAGCATTCTACCAGCAGTAGTTGAGGCCACTACTCATCTGGCTGATTTGATTCTGCGTTTTTACCAGTAAGACCATCAACAACAAGGAAAGGAGGGTCGATATGTTACATCATTACATCACAAGATATACCGATGAAAATAACGATGACATTGTAGAAGCGTGGCTACAGTTCAATTTCTTTAAATGGTGCTTTTGTTTTTCAAGAAGAAAAAAGGTTATTAAGAAAGGCAGTCACTTTGTAAAGTAACTGCCAGCAAGTGCTACTTCTTAATCCATACATTTCCTGGTTTAGAAGTAGGCGGCAATCTATCACCCGGATCGATTGTTGCATCGTGACCTTTTGGAACATTACCGCCTTTAGGACCGATTTCTTTATAGTTCCCTGCCGGAACATTATCGGTACCTGGCTTATATGTTGGTTTTGGCATCAATAATCACCTCCTTTCAGTTGAATTATATATCAACAGAGAGGGGCAATCATAGAAAGGAGGATTGCATGGAGAGCATCATAGAAGACTATATTCGGAAACTGGTAGAGGAAACCGTTAAATCTGTAATTGCTACCGAAATTGCAAAAGTCAGATTGCAGAACAATATCCGAAAACAATATTACACGCAGAAGGAATTGAAAGAACTCTTCTCTGTTTCGGATGAAACGATTGAAGGGTGGTGTAATGCAGGGATTATCGATCGCGTAAAGATGGGGCGTGGATGGAGATATGAAGCGGAACAGGTGGATAGACTGTTTGATGATTATCGCAATCAAAATATATCAAATGAATATCGTGCCGCTATTGCAAAGGCAACTAAAAAAGCGCAGTCCCGACAAAGACACAGCGCTTAAGTGATAGACCTTAACTATCACTCTCATTATATCAAATAGAAATGGAGAGTTAAATATGAAATTAAAAACGAAGTATAAAAGAAAATTAGAAACACTCGAAGAAATAGCATTGATTCTGATCTTTATGTTGATTTATGCAAGGGTGTTTTTATTCTTGGTTGGAGTAGATCTATGAGTAAGAAAAAGATAAAGCCGATGTTCTTCAACAAAAAAAACAACGGCAGAATAGCAAAGCATGATGTGTTGCCGGAGGGAATTGAACTTGTATCATATGACGGTCCGGATTTCAACAGACAATATGAAGAAGCTTTGCAGCGTGTTGAGAACATAAAAAATTTAGATTGGAGTGCAGAGTGAACAAAGATTATGAAGAGAAAACAGATCAAGAATAAGGTAATCGACCAATCTGTCAGAAATGAGAATCTGGCAGATAAGATCTACAGCATGGTCGAGAAAGAAGGAATCACCATGACGAATTTTGAAAAAGTCATGCGGCGTGTCAGAAAGACCGTCAAGGAGAACATACATCTATGACAATGATCAGTGGAAAATATTTTAATAGAGGCTTAGAAAATAATATCGCACATTTAAAAGGCGAAAAAATATATGTGCATAATTTCGATGGAAAAGAACTTGGAATTTTCCGAACTGAGATTCTTGAAAAAGAAACAGGTGAAGATTTCAAAATGAATCTGAATAAGCATGATTATGATCTTCTGTCTAAATTCAGTCTGCTTGATATTAAGAAAGACGCAGAAACAATCAAATGTATATCCGGACAAAGTAATTTCAAATTTCAAAATATCAAGGATATGCACGAAATCATTCCTGACATCAAAAATTTAGAAGATATTGACTTGGATGTTCAACTGTTTAAGAAAGCTGCAGCACTTGTATCGAAAAAGGATGGCGTATTGATCTATCCGCAGGGAGTGTGTGCATATGACAAGGAAATGCAGTTCATTTATAAATATCTATGCCCTTTGAACATTAAAGAGCAGATCAATGCTCCGACAAATTTGCTGCAACTCATGATGAGCAATGCTAAATATAGCGTGAAAGCAAATAAAACCTTGATTGCATTGCAATCGGAAGGAGAAATGATATATTCATCGCTTTTCGTTAAAACCAATGAAAATATTGCCGGTTTTGATCCACAGATCAAAGGAGAAATTACATTCGAAAATCCGGAACAATTCAAAGATATTCTAAAACAGGCATCTGGGTTTAATGCGAATGCATATCTTAAGATAGAAACGAAAAAAGGTGGAGGAGCACAGATGAGTATTCAAACGTTGATCGATGGCAACGATCCACGTGTATATACATCCACTATCAATGTTGAAACAAATATCATTACATATAAACGTGCATTTTCAATTGCAGGCATTCTGAAGTGCATGAGCGCAATCGAGACCAACGGCAAGTTAATCTTCAAGGTTAATGATAAGTTGCTACGCATAGATGGAACAAATGAATTTGTAACGATTGCAGGAATGCGTACACCTGAAGACACGGAAATAATTATTACTGATCAACTGAAAGGAGTAGCAGATGACAGAAATGAATAATAGTGTAGCCAAAAATGAAATAGACAACAATGCGGTCGATGATATTTTCGGCATGATCGGAACAAAGCCGGAACAACTGAAATCGGATCCGAAACCTAAAAATCAGGATAAGAAAGAAGCTTCCGGTAAAGAATCAAAGGCAGATAAAAAGCCGAAAGAAGAGGAACGTTATACCTTTCCTTTCCAGATCTATTTCGCAGGAACAAATCATGATATGACAGGCGCATTTGACGAAAATAGAGAATATACAGCAAAACAGATCACGGACATCATGCTTGCGAATCATTTTTATGAATTTGCCGGCACGGTCGATTATGACTATATGAAGGATACAAACACTCTTGTTGCGATGTTCGCACAGCATAAGAAAGGGTAATCGTATATGAGGGTTAAATACACTTTCTATATTGTTGGCGTTGGCGGTACAGGTTCCCTTTTTGCAAGGGACCTGCCGCAGCTGCTGATTGGCACGAATCATCGTATGGTGTTGATAGATGGCGATATCGTAGCGAAAAAGAACGTTGCCAGACAATCCTATCAAATACAGGATGTCGGCTTAAATAAGGCTATTGCGTTGGCGAAGAAGATCAACTCATTCTATGACATCTCCTGCGAAGCGATTGACAAGTACATCACGCTGAATGAACTCGCAGAGCGTATCAAGCGCGATTCTTCTATTCCAGTAATCATTGGCTGTGTCGATAATGATGCGACCAGGAAATTGCTGGAGGATACATTCAAACAGCAGAAGGCAGCTGTATACATCGATTCCGCAAACAGTGCCTATTCTGGGAACGTTTTTGTGGCGGTCAAATCAAGCGGAAACCGACACGGAAAATTAAGAAGCGAAGTATACGAACTGAAGAATGATAAGAAGCCTACAGATAAAAGTTGCCAAGAATACGTATCTGAAGGAAATCTACAGTATATGGTGACAAATGCAAAGATGGCAGTCTGTATCCTGGAACATTGTTTCAATCTGATTACAGATGAGCCTATTCTTTCAGGGGTAACGAAAATTGATAGATTTACGGAAGTACATTACTAGCGAACGACAGTCGGAATACTACCGTCTGCTGGAAGAAATTCATAAGAAATCAGCATATGGAGGTTTTTCTGAATGGATCGATGCGGACTTCGATTTCGATTTTTTGAATGAAATTGCGCCGACCCTTAATAATGTACTGCTGTGCTCTTATGAAGCTGAGGACTTGATTGGTGGTTACTTATCGCAGCCACGATCTGAAAATGAGTGTATCAATCCGATCGTATATCAGCTGCTGACATGTTTTTTCGATGAAGCGGAATTTAGTGTGAATGCGGTACAAGGCGAAAACACACAAGTTGCCAATTATTTTTTAGATAGTTATTACAAAGATCCGGAAGACAGCGCATTTAAGATGATAGCCGAAGATATTGCAGATTGGTATAAAGTATCACTTGAAAATGAAGAGTATCTACGCAGTGATGATGGAAACTATGGCGGTTGTTGCATTCTTCGATTTTCTGATAAATGCGATATTGGACTCATAGAGGATCTGATGAGGTTCTTGCCTTTCGAGGATGCCGGTGACGGTTCATGGTGTTCGTACACATTTGATGATTATGAAGGCGTCCAGTTTCAGATCGGATTAGATATTTTTGATGAATCCGAGGTTTTGCAACTTTTAGAAGCAATACCGGATGATCGGAATAATGCAATGACATCAGATGTCGAAAAATTCATTTCTGTGCTTGATTTGGAAAAACAAGGCAACCAATCCGGAACAATGATTCAATATATCATAGATGATATTTTCAAGATATTTCATTCAGAGACGGAGGTGCTGCTATGACACAGCTGATATGCAGATTTTCAACCAGAAACTCAGATGTCGAACTGCTCCGAGTAGAGAATCAGAAAGAAATATGGAAGTCTGTATCGGTAGATGAACTGATCAGAAAAATTGAGAAATACCGTAATAAACGCCGATCAAGCATAACTGATAAGCCACGGCTCATAAATGTTGAGATCCTTGCACTATCCGAAAATCAAGTGATCTATCGCCAACCAGAACACAGGCGCATTGTAACGTATCAAGGTCAGGCATATACGATCAATTTCCCACATGCGATATATCATGTGAAATACGTTACTAAAAAGATAGAAAGCATCAGCATGTACACATATTTCAGATATAAAGGGATTGAAACAGAGTTATATCGGTTTCCGATGCCAAACATGACGATGTCCGAAAGAATGTGTATAGGAACGGCCGACCGGAACATCAAGAACGATGTGTTTGAAACGGTCGAATCTATCGTTGACAGCCAATATACGCATGATTCGGTGGATAATCTGAAGAACACGACATCTACTATCAAGTGGTTTCGTTACCTAGCTGAAAACCACCTTAGACGAAGTGATTTAAAACATCCGATATGCAAATTGAAAGACTTAGTCAGATGAAAGGATAGAGAAAAATGTCAAAAGGAATAAAAGCATTCCTACTTGACACACAGATGGATAAAGATGTTCGGCTCATCGAAGCACGTTTTGGGCTGACAGGCTATGCAATATTAGTTAAGCTCTGGACGATGATCTACCGAGATGAAGGCTATTACTGCAAGTGGGACGACGACACAAAGTGCCTATTCGCAAGAGAAATTGGAGCGGATAAAAAGAAGGTCGAGCAAATTGTAGAGGAGTGTTTGAAAAGGGGATTGTTCTCTAACGAGATATACAGCCAGTTCCTAGTGCTCACTTCTGCTACCATCCAAAAACGTTTTCTACAGTACAAAGCACGTGCAAAATTTGTGGAGATAGAAAAGTGTTTTCAGTGTGTCAATTTTTCACCAAATGAATACAAAAACGTAAGAATTGTAGACAATATTTCAAAAAATGCATACATTTCCACTCCTATTAGATTAGATAAGACTAGATTAGATAAGACTGATGATGATATGGGCGGCAGTATTGATTTAGAGCGTATTGAGCTTCTGTTAATACAACCGGTGCAACGGGAAATAGAAGCACTAAATCCGGCTAAAGATGATTCGAATATCATTGATAGGATACATCGTGTTAAAGAATCATTACTGCATGTACTTGCGACGATTACAGATCCGGCAGTCATTGCCGGTATCAATCAATGCAGTACTGATGATGTCAATCAACTTTGGAGGCATGCATGCGAAGTGTATGGATTGGAACTCGGAAGTGATAAAAGAATCCTTAACCCGGAAGGATATATGTTAGCAATTATTGAAAATAAGTTTAGATAAAGAAAGGAGTCTTATGAAAAAAGAGAAGATATACAAAGCAGCTATTCAGACGTTCGGCAAGCGATAGCAAAAACTGATGGCAATTGAGGAAATGTCTGAACTGACAAAGGAAATATGCAAGGATTTTCGCCAAAGAAATAATCGAGAATGCATCCTTGACGAAATCACGGATGTAAGCATCATGCTAGAGCAGCTGATCATGATATATGATTTTAAACCTAATGAGTTATCTAAGCAGAAGCAGATGAAATTGTTACGACTGCAACGGACGATAGAAACTATAGAAGATTTTTCAAGGAGTTAATTTGAATATGAACAATAGTCAAAATAAAATAATTGGCTGCTTAGGTGTTCCTTTCCCAGCAGACAGCACATTGATCAATAAGTCTAAAAAGGAATTGATTAACATGTTACATATTGCAGAACACAATTATCAGGTTCAGGTGGAAACAAATATAAATCAATATCAACTATTGAAAACGTATTATCAGAACTACAGTTTTTATGATTTTTTAGATAGCTTGAGAGCTGAGAAAAAATAGATTGGAGTGAAGAATAAATGATACTCGATGCGACCTGTGGGAGCAGGATGATCTGGTTTGATAAAAACCATAAGGACACTCTGTATGTGGATTGCAGAACGGTCGATAATGAAATTATTTATAAAAGTAAAAACGGAAAAATAGAAAGAAGACTTACGATTGCTCCGGATGTGGTTTCTGATTTTACAGATTTACCATTTGAAAATGAATTATTCGATCTCGTTGTTTTTGATCCACCACATTTAAAACAAATCGGAAGTAATGCATGGATGGCAAAGAAATATGGAAAGCTCCCTACTAATTGGAAAGATATTATTCGCGACGGTTTTGCCGAATGTATGCGCGTATTATCGAACCGTGGGACGCTGATATTTAAATGGAATGAATATCAGATACCGGTATCGGAAATCATCAAAGTAATCGGTGCATATCCACTGTTCGGAAACAGGAGTGGAAAACAGGCAAAAACAATATGGATGGTTTTTAGAAAGAAAACGCAGGTGATGTAAATGGAAAAGAGATATGACATTGTTGATGCATTTATCTATGGTATGAAAAACATGATGAGAACACTTCGTGAATTGACGGAAACTAAAGAAGAAATTCGAATTGTTAAGAAAGGAAGACGAATAACATCTGCTTACTATGTAAATGGAAAATGCGTTAGACATGCTAACGCGAAGTGTTCGAAGTCAGACAAATTCGACTTTGAATATGGTTCAAAACTATCATTCAAGCGGATGTGGGGTGATCCCAATGCATGAAAACTCAAATAAAAAATGTATATACAAAAAATCGGTATGTACATTCCATGGATTTTTTCAAAGAAGTATGGTGATTAAGCCATCAATAATGGTAGGTGGACATAGTGGTGGTGTAATTGCTTATCCTGTTGCAATTATCGAAGATGAAAAAGGTAATGTGATGGAAGTTGAAGCTACATCTATTCAGTTTAAGGAGGACAAATGGTGGAAAACATTAATGTAGTAATTGGAATAATAGCCCTCATATTATTCATTGTATTCTGCTGCTGCGTTGGATTATTCCTCTGTGCATGCATCATAGCAACATTTATAAGAGCGTGGGTGATGTTAGAAGAATTTATCAATAATGGATTCAGGTGGTGAAGATAATGAATGATGAAATAAAAGATTTCCTGATAAAAATAATGTCAGAATTTCCACATAGTTTCATTAAATACTATGTAAATGGCGGATTTGAAATAACTCTTGATGAAAAAAATGTGCTTTGGTTTTCTTTAGGAAAAATAGAGAGTGATCTTGAGCTGAAACGGAGATTTATATCAGTTGTAAGCAGGTGTTATAAAACACAACCATATACAACTTCTAAACGTAATATCGAATGGCAACAAAAACATATGGTTGCTTTCAATAAAGTATTAGGAACTAATTTCACAGAAGATGATTTTGAATATATTTACACATACTTAGGGAATGGATGTAACAAACCAATTGCAATTAAATTCGTTGAAAGCGGATATAATATAGAGATTTTGAAACAGTTAATTGCTGAAAGGGATAAAAATAATGATTGAAATTAAGTATAAAATTTTAGATTCAAGTGCATGCGTAATTGCAAAGGGATTAGAGTTAGATGTTGCTTTGGCCATGCTGTATGGATTATGCCATAAGTATGAAGGTGAAACAAAGGAATGCGGATGGATGATCAAATCATATGAAGAAGTGGAGGATGAAGAATGATGAAATCAAGTGATATGGAAAAAGTAGAAACGATATTAAATAAAATAAAATATATAAAAGTAGATATTAGATTTCTTAATGATGCAAAACAAGAAGGAATAAATGATTCATGTGTAAGAATTAATCGACGTTTTTACGAAATGGATGAAAGTATAGTTCAAACGATTTTAGATAAATTTAACTCTGAATTAAATGGATGCATAAAGGAGTTAGAAAAACTAGGAGTCGAGTACGTTGATGAGACAGCTTAGAAGATTACAACGCACGAAAGGATATCTTCGGAAGACACAAGATAAACATGGTCGAGAAATTGTTAAACCGTTTATTAAAAGTGACTTTGACGAAATGGTCCGGTGCTGCCTGAATCATCGTGATAAGCACAATCCTGAATCGTGGAAATATCGTGTATGGTACAGAAACTATATACTTCTTATCCTGGGAGTTAATACAGGGAATCGCATTGAGACATTAATAGAACTAACTCCAAGAGATATCGCTGGCGGTCAATATACGTGTGTTGAAATGAAAACAGGTAAGGTGCAGCAGTTCACGATGAATGCCGATGTATATGCAACTGTTCGTGAATACATAGAGCATTATTCAATTCAACCTAATGAATATATCTTTGAATCAAGACAGGGCTTAAAAGGCTATCCAATAACGCGTCAGCAGGCTTGGAGAGTTATAAAACAGCTGGCAGATGAAGCTGGAATAAAATACCCAGTTGCTTGTCATAGTTTAAGAAAATCGTATGGGCGATGGTACTGGGATGAAACACACGACCTGCTTACAACACAGAAGTTGCTGATGCACGAGAGCGCCGCAGAAACAATGCTCTACATCATGTTAGAGCCATCAGACATTCAAGAAGTTAGAGAGTCTATCAACCACACAGAAAAATGGGGATAAAAATAAACATTCTTGCATGTGATAAAAACAATATAAATTTATGCGTGAGTGTAACATTCGAATTATGTAACTGTCAAAAAGACAAGAAAACAAGATAAAGCAGTATTAATGAGCGTTATTAAGAAAATAAGGCTTAGAAATGAGCGTAACATAGTTCTGATTCTGTTACACTCACAGGATACAAAGAAAAAGGGAGAAAAAATGAAGACATTACGAACGATTCAAACGCAGAATGGAGAAGAAATATACTTCTCTCCAATTTTGCGAAAGTTATATGTATACGAAAGAAGAAACATCTTGGCGTATCCGGAAGATGCGGATGCAAAGCCACAATATGAGGTGCGTGCAGTGATTGAAGGTATCGATTCTCTATTAGGTGTATATTCCGAAAAGAAGCAAGCAAAGGAAGTGTTGAAAGAAATCATTGATAGTGATTGTTGGGACTCTGCAGAGATCTATCAACTTCCTGAAGATGAAGGAGAAGACAACAAATGATGATATTGTTTGGCACTGTTTGTTTTATTGGAGGAGCCTTGTTTGGAATAATTGTTGCAGCTCTGATGGTCACAGCGAGCGAGGGAGATAGATGATCGTTGCACATAAAGAACTTTCGATATTGAAAAGGAAAGCAAACAAACTGCGAAAAGAAATTGAAGAAGTGAAGCAAGCACATCGCAGGAATGAATTTGCGAGAGTGAACACTTATCAATTGTTTTCGATGGAACAAAGATTGAAATGGCTGGAAGAAATGATTGAACATAAGGAGAAGCATGGTGAATGATGATAAGATCAAATACATCGATGGGAAATTAAAGGGTATAAGTTTCTCAACAAATAGGCTTGTTGAAATTTGGGACAGACTGCAAGAAATCGGTATTCAGTTGTCCGGCACGGTTAAGTCTCCGACTATCCGTTCGGAGCAAGAAGCTTTATATCAACGCGGCACATACATTTATAAAAACAACAGTATTGAGTTGATGTACGAAGAGAAAATGCTTTCCAAGCAATACATGATGTATGAATCTGAATTGAATGATATTCAGAAGTTTTTACAAAAGTTATCTGATACAGAGATTGAGTTATTGTATCAGCGATATGAATGTGGTAGATCGTTCGAAACGATAGGATACATACTTGGATATGACAATGCGTATATCCAAAGGCAACTTAAAAAAATTCTTCTAAAATATTAAATTGTCATAATTATGACAAGAAAAATATGATACTATGCGCGTAGGTGAAAGAAGCACACATCGATAATGGTGTGTGCTTTTATTTGGCAGACAATTGGATTTGTGAGATCCTCCTTATTTTCTGAATGTCTGCCTTTCGCCTGCACTGGTGATGATATGGCAAAGGATTTCAGTAGAGTATTTTATAAATCAAGGACATGGCAGCGTGTTCGAAAATACGTATGGCAAAGAGACAACGGTCTATGTCAAGACTGTTTGAAGAAAGGACTGATTACTCTCGGGAAAGAAGTACATCACATTATTGAACTGACAGAAGATAATATCAGCGATGCATCAATTGCATTAGATGCAAATAATCTCATCACACTGTGCAAGTCTTGCCATGAAGCAAGGCACAATGTATCAAACAAGAACAGAAGGTATAGCGTGAATGCAGATGGTTCCGTATTAACTATCCCCCCCTATACCTTTGAAAAATAGGGGCATATGAAGACCGAGGAGATGACTCTAAAATTTAGCTCTCATGTGTGTGTAACCCCCCTCTTAATTTAGATTAATTAGGAAAGAAAGGAGACAAAATGGCAAAGAAAAAAGAGATTACTGAAAAGTCGGAAATAAATCGATTAAATAAGATTTATAAATCTCTTCCTAAAAATCAGTTCGCGGTTGTTCAAGGGCTGATTGTTGAAGCTGCGCGCTTGCGTATACGGCTTGAAGAACTTTGGAAAGATATACAGGAAAATGGCGAAACAGAGCCATTTTGTCAGGGGAAAGATGCTGAACCGTATGAGCGAGAGAGGCCGGCATCACGGACATATACGGCAACGAATAAGAGCTATCAAGCCATTATAAAACAGCTGAATGATCTATGCCCACCGGACCAAATAAAAGATGAATTAGAAGAGTTTAGAAAGACCGCAAATGAATAATTTTATCTTTGAATACTGGCAAGGAATATGTGACGGAAGTATCCTTGTTGGCAACTGGATCAGGCTACTTTATGGACTTATTATAGAAAGAATTGAGGCCGGAATATATACTTTTAGTCAGAAAAAAGCCAACAATGCGATACGATTTATTGAAAAATACTGCCGGCATAACAAAGGTAAACTAGCGCCGGGGTTTCTGAAATTAGATCTGTGGCAAAAAGCATTCATATCCGTTTTGTATGGTGTTTTAGATAAAGACGGGTATCGGCAATTTCGCGAAGTTATCCTCGTTATCGGAAGAAAACAAGGCAAAACATTGTTGGCGGCTGCCATCATTGCATACGAAGCGTATGCAGATGGGGAGTTTGGAAGCGAGATATATTGCGTTGCACCAAAATTAGATCAGAGTGATCTTGTTTACTCTGCATTTAAATTTACAGTGGATAAAACGCCAGTATTTAGCAATATGACCTATCCGCGAAAGTCGGATCTGTATATAGAAAATTCCAATACAACAATCAAAAAGATCGCATTCAATGAAAAGAAAGCCGACGGATATAACCCGATGTTAACGGTCATGGATGAGATGTCATCTTGGCCAGCGAATAGAGGGTCTAAACAATATGAAGTAATGGTATCAGGCACCGGCTCTAGAAATGAGCCTATTACACTATCGATATCAAGTTCTGGATATGTGAATGATGGACCGTATGATGAATTGATAAAACGCGGTACAAGTTTTCTTCTTGGAAATTCGCGCGAAAAGAGATTGCTGCCAGTTTTGTATATGATTGATGACATTGAAAAATGGAATGATATTAACGAACTAAGAAAGAGCCTGCCCGGATTAGGTGTATCTGTTCCGGTACAGTTCATTTTGGATCAAATCGATGTCGCTATGGAATCGTTGACCAAAAAAGCGGAATTCATCACAAAGTACTGTAACATTAAGCAGAACTCATCGCAGGCGTGGTTATCTACGCAGACGATTGATAAAACGATTTGTGATGAATTGAAACTTGAGGACTTCCGTAATTGTTATTGCGTTGGCGGAATCGACTTGTCGCAAACAACAGACCTTACTGCATGCAATATTGTCATTGAGAAAAATGGAACTCTATATGTATTTTCTCAATTTTTCTTACCGGCAGAAAAAATTGATGAGGCGAGTGCACGAGATGGATTGCCGTACAGGACATACATTCAGCGTGGACTGCTGAAAGAGTCAGGTCAAAACTATGTTGATTATAAAGACTGCTTTGATTGGTTTAAAAAGTTGATTGAAAACTATCAGATATACCCGCTAAAAGTCGGATATGATAGATACTCTTCGCAGTATTTAGTGAGTGAAATGAAGCAGTACGGTTTCCATATGGACGATGTATTTCAAGGTGAGAATCTAACGCCGGTGATTAGAGAGACAGAAGGACTCATGAAGGACGGTGTAGTAAAAATTGGAAACAACGATCTTTTAAAGATACATTTTCTTGATTCCGCAATCAAAGCAAATACAGAAACGAACAGAGTCAAATTGATTAAATTAGAGCAGCGTGCACATATAGACGGTATGGCTGCTTTTTTAGATGCAATGTGTGTGCGCCAGAAATGGAATGAGGAAATTGGCGTGCAGCTTAAAAATGAATAGGAGGACTAATGGGATTATTTGATATTTTATTTCCGAAGATAAAACAGAAGATCAGAGCTGACAATTATTTTCAAACTTTGTCAGCATATACTCCTGTGTTTAGAACGTGGAATGGAGAACTCTACGAGTCTGAATTGGTCAGAACTGCTATTGATGCAAGATCTCGACATATTGCAAAGTTAAAACCGTGTTTCTATGGCGCAGCACAGAGCAAACTTGTAACGAAATTGAAGCAAGCACCGAATACCATGCAGACATGGTATCAATTCATGTATCGTCTGAATACGATCTTAGATATGCAAAATACGGCATTCATCGTTCCGGAATATAACAAGAACATGGAACGGATCGGTATGATTACATTTTTGCCGGAACGCTATGAATTGGTAATGTGTGATGGGATCCCGTGGATCAGATTTATATTTTTAAATGGATTGACCGCCGCGGAAGAATTATTGAATATTGGAATATTGACGAAGTTCCAATACAGAAATGATTATTTCGGTGAGTCGAACAGCGCATTAAACGCAACGATGAATTTGATCAGCATTCAAAATCAAGGCATCGAAGAAGCGGTGAAGAACGCAAGCACATATCGCTTTATGGCGAACGTTAACAACTTCACAAAAACAGAAGACTTAGCGAATGAGCGAAAGAGATTTTCAGAAGAAAACCTTTCCGGAAACGGTGGAGGCTTGCTGTTGTTCCCTAACACTTATCAAAACGTCAAGCAGATAACACCGAATGCATATAACTCAAATTCGGCAGAGCGTGAACTGATACAGAAAAATGTGACTTTTTATTACGGCGTCAATGAAAAAATATTAAATAACTCAGCAACAGGCGATGAATTAGACGCCTTTTTTAATGGTGCTATTGAACCGATGGCAATACAACTGTCAGAAGTAATAACTAAATGGATGTATACACCATTTGAACAATCGAATGGTTCTTATTTTGCTGCTGTTGCAAATCGCCTTCAATATATGTCAATTGGTGCAAAAGTTTCGATGGCGAAAGAACTTGGCGATCGTGGTGTAATCATGATCGACGAGATAAGAGAGCTGTTCAACTGGGGACCGCTGCCGGATGGTGCTGGACAACATGCACCAATCAGAGGTGAATATTATTTTGCAGATGAAAAATCTGAGGAAGGTGAAAAAAATGAATAAAACAGTTTTAGATAAGATTAGCGAAGGAAGACAGATCAGAAGAAATGATATGCATCCGGAGTTCAGGACGATCGACAGCGAGGATGATGAGTTGATTGTTGAGGGCCATGCATGCACATTTGATGAACCGTATCTGTTGTATGACTGGGACGATTATAAAGTGTATGAGCAAATTGACAGAAATGCATTTGCGGAATGTGATATGTCGGATGTCATCATGCAGTTTGATCATTCCGGCAGAGTATATGCTCGGACAAGAAATAACACACTTGAGGTGAAACCTGATAATGTCGGCTTATTTACAAGGGCTGATTTGAGTAAATCATCTGGAGGTCCCGGATTATATGCAGACATCAAGAATGGTGTAATTGACAGAATGTCGATTGCATTTACAGTTCTTGAAGATAAGAGAGAAGTAACAGAAGACCATGAAAATGGCATTACTACGGTTCTACGTACCATCACAAAAATTGGAAAGCTGTACGATGTATCAGCAGTTTCTATTCCAGCCAATGATGGTACTGATATATCTGCGCGAAATTTTAGCGACGGAGTGATTGCTGAAATTAAAGCGGAGCGACTGAAAACGCAGGAAAAAGAACACAGAAGAGCAAGACTGAAATTGAAGTTAAAATTGTCGGAAATGGAGGGCTAAAAAATGGATATCGACAAAATGAATTTTGATGATGTTGAAAAGCGTATGTCTGAAATCAAGGAAGAATTGGAAAAGGACGATGCTGACATCGAGGCATTAGAAAAAGAAGTAAATCAATTGGAAGCAAGAAAAAAGCAACTAAAGGAATCTGCTGAAAAGCGTAAGACTCTTATGCAAAAAGTTGCAAGTGGAGAAGGAGAAATCGTGGAAACTCGTACAACGGAAACAAATGGTTTAGAAAAGCGTGCGAATGATTTTGTTGAAACTGGTAAAATGGAAAAACGCGCTATTCTAAGTACTGGTAAGATTGCAAAGCCAACCGCGGTTGGAGGAATTAACGGATTAGCTGCAGTTGCATCGGACATTATCGATGACGTTAATGTAATCGCATTAACAGGAAACGGGACATGGGAAGTTGGTTACCAAAAGACAAATGCTTCAGCGGATGATGTTGTGGATGGTTCGGATGTAGCAGGCACAGCTGCAACATTCGATACAGTTAAAATAGCACCAACTGAATGGGGAATCTTCGATACTGTTTCAAAGCAAGTCAAGAAAATGACACCTGTAAACTATATGGATGCAGTTGAAAATGCTGCTTTGTCAGCACTGCGTGCAAAGGGATCAGACAAAATTGTGGCTGCAATTAAGGCATCTGCTCTAGCGGAGAAACGTACTGCAGTAGCTTTAGATCAAGATTATCTGCGCGATCTTGTACTTGGATTCCGTGCTGCCAAGAATAAAGGAACAGTATGTTTATACATCGCTCAGGAAGATTTGGCGGCACTTGGTAAAGTTCGCGGAACTGCAGATAAGAAAGCTGTATATGAAATTACATTCGATGCAGATACAACAACTTCAGGAACAATCAAGGAAGGTGGCACAATTACGCGCTTCCGTATTCTTGATCAGTTAGCAAAGGGAACACAATTATTTGGCCAGCCAATGACAATTGATATGCCTTTGTGGGATAACTATGAAATTAGCACTGATGAAGGCGGCGAATTCTTCAAGAAGAACGTTATCGGTGTTCGTGGATTACAGACTGCTAACGCTGACTTAGTAGTATTCCATGGTATGCAGGTAATCACACAGGCATAATCATTAAGGAGCGGATTTGCCGCTCCTTTTAATAGATAAAAGGAGCCAACGATGGAATTAGGAAAAATAAAACTGAGCCTGCGAATTACTACGGATGCATTTGATGAAGAATTGACTATGCTTGCAGCTGCGGCGTTTCAGGACTTGCTTGTTGCCGGCGTTTCACCGGAAATTTTGAAAAAAGAACCGCTGCCATCAATCATCGAGCACGCAATCATCACTTATGTTAGATTAAATTTCGGTCAACCTAATGACTATGAACGTCTGAAAAAATCGTATGATGAGCAGAAGATGCAATTGGGCATGTCAGCAGACTATACGAAATTTTAGAGGTAGTTATGGATAAATCAGAGGTTCTTTTTTTAATTTCTTCATCGTATATCAAAAACGATAACGGTGTTTTTGAAACTATGGAAACGAAAAAACAGATATTCTGCTCTGCTGATTCAGCGTCACAAAGTGAGTTCTTCAACGGAGGATTGAACGGTTTGAAACCGCAGAAAAAATTCACATTGTTTAAATATGACTACAACGATGAAGAAGTCATTGAATTTAAAAATAAAAGATACACCGTGTATCGAACGTATGAAAAAGATGATGATATCGAATTATATACGGAGCTGAGGAAAGGCAATGAGTAAGAATATATTACTAGGAAGTTTGTCATCTGAAATCAATGCGATACTTGATGAATATGGTGATAAGGCAAGCAGGTGCCTTGAAAAAGTAGTTCCTGACGTTGCAAAAGAAGCGACAAAAAAATTAAAACATGGCGGCTCATTTAAAAGCAGGACCGGCGAATACAACAGAGGCTGGACAGCAAAAGTCGAAACAGGGCGCACACAAGTAAAATCTGTAGTGCACAATAAGAAAAAGTATCAAATCACTCACTTGTTGGAATTTGGACATGCTAAAGCAGGCGGTGGTCGCGTGGGTGCGTATCCACATATTGCAGATGTCAATGATTGGGCACAGAAAGAAGTAATAAGAAAATTAAAGGAGGAGTTATCGCGATGAATTCCGTCGAATTGAAAAAAATGATGGAGAGTATATTAGGCGCAGAAAAATGCGCTTATTATTCATTCCCCGAGAAAGCTGCTCCTGAATTGCCTTATCTTCTGTATTGGTTTCCGTCATCAAATGATGAATATGCTGATGATAAGAATTACACCAAGATCAGAAGTATAAACATTGAATTGTATTCCGAACACAAGGACTTTAAAGTTGAAAATATCGTAGAAGAGAAACTACGAGCAGCGGAAATTCCATATGTGCGAAGCGAGCAGAATCTGACAAGTGAAGGAATGTATGAAGTATTATACGAAAGCGAGGTAATCATTGATGGGTAAAATTAAATACGGAATTAAAAATTTGCATATTGCCGAAGTAAAATCGAAGGAAGGTAAATATACATACGATACATCGAAAAAAGTTGCAGGTGCAGTCAGTATCACATTGGATGCAAGTGGTGAAGAATCTGAAGAGTATGCTGATGATGTCATTTGGTATAAAGAGGATACGAACAACGGTTACGAAGGGAATCTTGAAGTTGAGATGCTTGATGATGAAATTCTGACTATGATGTTTGGTCATGAAAAAAATCCGGACGGTGCAATCTTGGAAAAATCAACAGATGAAGCGAAAGAATTTGCATTGATGTATGAATTTAAAGTTGGTGGAGATCCAACTATAAAGGGTAAGAGAGTCGTTTTATACAGAGTTAAGTTCTCACGCCCTTCGTTGTCTACTTCAACAAAACAGAAGTCCACATCACCTGTGCATGATACGGTCAAAATAACTGCAATGCCACGCGAAACGGACGACTACATAAAAGCAACGATTACATCAGATAAAGAGGAAAAATATAAAACGTGGTTTGAAAAAGTTTACGAAAAGGCAGAAGCGTAATGCGACTGCCTTTTTCAAACTATTCAGGAGGTGCAAATGGAACGCAGTATTTTAATTGATGGAAAAGAAGTGAAGCTGAAAGCGACGGCAAGCACGATCATTCGCTATAGAAATAAATTTCATTCCGATCTAATTGCAGATATGAATACGATCGATAAAGCAATGAAGAAATCCAAACGGGATATTCCTTCCGGCGTGCTTGAAATATTTTTAAATCTATCATACACGTTGGCAAAACAAGCAAATTCGACGATTGCAGATGATCCGCTCGAATGGCTCGATACATTTGAAATATTTCCAATAGAAGAAGTAATGCCGCAGGTTGTTGCACTTTGGGCAGATTCGCAAAAATTGAGTGTAGAAGCAAAAAACTCCCAAAGCCGACGGACCGCGAGATCACGTCGGCATTAATACTTTTACGATGCAAACAACTTGGATTAACGCTTGAAGATTTGGATGTTTTGGATCTTGGCGCTGTTATGGATATGGCGGTAGAACAAGCAAACGATGACTATGAATATCCTGTTTTGGCAACACAGGAAGATATGGATAACTTTTAGGAGGAAAAAATGGCAGACAGAATCAAAGGAATCACAATTGAAATAGATGGGAATACCACGAAGTTATCCGAAGCATTGAAAAAGGCAAATTCGACTTTAAAAGATACGCAGTCATCTTTGAAAGATGTCAATCGATTGTTGAAAATAGATCCGGGTAACGTAACCCTGTTGAAACAGAAACAGGACCTTTTAAAAACATCAATCGCGGCAACAAAAGATAAGTTAAAAGAGACGAAAGAAGCGTATGAACAGTTAAAAAAGGCAGACCCATCGGAAGAAAATAAACAGCAGATGCAGGCTCTTGAAAGAGAGATTGCAGATGCGACGAACAGTCTTAAATATTTGGAAAAACAGGCCAAGGATTTCGGCTCTGTTTTTAAACAACAGATGCAGGTTGCCGGCGATAAAGTGAAGGATCTTGGATCGGGCATCAAGGATGTTGGCGCAAGCATGTCTAAGAATGTTACAGCACCAATCGTCGGAGTTGGCGCTGCGGCAATAGCGGCGTTTAAAGAAGTTGATGTCGGATTTGATACGGTACGTGCAAAGACCGGAGCAACTGGGCAGAACCTAAAAGAAATGGAAGGAATGGTGACGAACATTGCTTCACAGATTCCGACAAGTTTTGATATTGCCGGCGCAGCGGTCGGAGAGGTCAACACACGGTTCGGCTTGACCGGCCAAGCGTTGGAAGATTTATCGACAAAGTTTATTAAATTTGCAAAGATCAATCAACTAGATGTTTCGTCATCCATTGATGAAACACAAAAGGCATTATCGGCGTTTGGATTAGGCTCTGAATCTGCCGGCACATTGCTCGATCGATTGAATCTTGTTGGTCAACAGACCGGAGCATCAATGGATGCTTTATTGTCCGGATTGATTCAAAACGGCACAGCGTTCCAAGAAATGGGACTTAATATTGAACAATCCGTATCATTGATGGGACAACTTGAAACATCAGGTGCAAACTCCGAAACGGTTATGAACGGATTGCGCAAGGCACTGAAAAATGCTGTGCAGGATGGCATACCGTTGAATCAGGCACTGGAAGATCTGCAACAAACGATCTTGGGACAAAAAGAAGGCATTGACGGATTAAAGGCATCCTATGATTTATTTGGGAAATCAGGCGATCAGATATACGGCGCGGTCAAAAATGGAACATTAAATTTTTCGGATTTGGGTGCAGCAATAGCTGATGCTGGCGGAAATTTGGACAATACATTTGAGGGAATGCAGGATCCAATCGATAAATTTAACGTGATGATGAACAAAGCAAAGGTTGTTGGCTCTGAACTCGGTGGAACGTTGATGGAGTTGTTACTGCCTATTTTGGAAAAACTGTCAAATTTTTTGATGGGTTTGAAAAATGCATGGGAATCTCTTGATCCTGGGATGCAGAAAGTTATTATTACGATTGCATTAATCATTGCGGCAGTAGGACCATTGTTAGTAATTGTCGGTAATGCAATTATTTTATTTGGTAATGTTATTGCAGTTCTTGGCGCAGTTGCAAGTCCAGTCGGAATCGTTATTGCGGCAATTGCAGCATTGATTGCAATCGGAGTTGCCCTTGCGGCGAATTGGGATACGATATGCAACATCACAAGGGACATATGGAGTAAGATCAGCGGCGCTGTTACAGATGCCCGCAATGCGATTGGAAACGCATGGAGCGGTGTCGTTGATTGGTTCGGAGATAAATGGAGTGGTATAAAAAATGGTGCTTCTGATATTTGGAGTGGAATTGTCGGCATCTTCATGGGTGCAGTCGATACAATCAAAGGATTGTTTAACTTTGAATTCAGATGGCCGCATATACCATTGCCGCATTTTTCAATTAGCGGAAGCCTCAACCCTCTTGACTGGTTAAAAGGTGGCTTACCTAAGATAGGCGTGAATTGGTACGCAAAGGCAATGCAGCAACCACTACTTTTGAGCGGTGCAACTATCTTCGGTAGCATGGGTGATAAATTACTTGGCGGCGGCGAAGCAGGCAGGGAAGTTGTATTATCCGAAGCGAAGCTGAAGGAATTAGCTGGTGGCGGACAGGTTACGAACTATATCACTATTCAGACATTGCCGGGACAAGATAATAACGCAATCGCAAATATGGTGATTGAAAAGATTAGAAAGGAGATGCAACGAGGGCGATGAGACAAATGATTATTTATAACGGCAGATCTAACCGCAATTTTGGTGCAGTCGTATCATGTAAAGAAGAATACAATGCGCCAGCTCCGCGCATCTCCGATTTTACGGTGCCGGGGAAAAATGGGAAACTGCATTATGCAGACGGAACGTATGATAATTTTCAAAAGAAATATCGTATCGTCGTCATGAATGGCGATCTTGCAACGAAAACGAAAGCAATCAAAGCATGGTTGCTTTCCGATTTGGGGTATCATCGTTTTGAAGATACATACGATACAGAGGTTTATAGAATGGCACGTGTGATCAATTCGATCGAGTTTTCTCTATTCCGGAATATGGCAAGTTGTGATGTTGAATTCGATTTCAAGCCGGAATCATTCCTGAAATCAGGAGAAAATACCATTGAATTTACAAAATCCGGAAGTATTTTAAATCCTACGAGTTTTGTGGCAAGCCCTTTGATCAGGATATACGGCAAAGGAATTGTTTGTATCGGGGATGACGAGATCACAATCAATCGTTCCGGAAAGAAGTATATTGATATCGACACAGAAATTTCCGCTGCTTTCGAAGGCATTGAAAGCCGAAACGAGAATATCAGTCGTATCAATAAGAAGATTGCATTAATTCCCGGTGAAAATCAAATCGGATTAGGGACAGGGATAACAAAAATAGAAATTAAACCGAGGTGGTGGACGTTATGATTGTTTTATATGAGAAAAATGAAACTGCATTTAATACGAACGGCATCGGTCAATTGACAGATTGCACGGAATGCATCGTTACTGAAGAACTGAATGGTTCTTTTTCTTTGGCTTTAAAATACCCCTTAAATGCATCGCTGTATTCTGAATTGAAGCAATCGCGTATCATTCTGACAGAACCGCGTGAAGGGGACGAACCACAGCCGTTTAGAATATTGACGGTAAAAAAATTGATGGATAATGCATGTGAAGTGTATGCAGAACATATCGCATTTGATTTAAAGGGAATTCCAGTCAAGCCGTTCAAGGCAACAGGTGTTTCGGCGGCTTTGGATGGCCTGAAGCGTAATTCGATGTTGGAACATGCATTTACTTTTCAAACGGATATAGTCAATGCAAAAAGCGTTTACGAACAGACTGAGCCGATGACCTTGCTATCGCTGCTTGGCGGTACAGAAGGCAGCGTTCTTGACGTGTTCGGCGGCGAATATGAATATAACGGGACGAATGTATATCTGCATGCACATCGCGGCAGAGATAACGGTATATCGATTCAATACGGCAAGAATCTGACGGGGTTGGAACTTGAAGAAACGATCGAAAGCACTTATACAGGCGTTCTCGCGTTTTGCACAAAAGATGATGCGAGCATCTATGGTGATGTGCAATATGCAGAGAATCATCAAAGTTATCCGAGGGAAAATATATTCATCCTGGATAAGTCAAGCGATTATCAGGTAATGGCAACAAAAGAACAGTTGAATCAGGATGCGGCAAATTATATCAAAGCAAATAATGTAGGTATTCCGTCATCGAATTACTCGATTGAATTTGTGCCTCTGTGGCAGACGGAAGAATATAAAAACGTAGCAATGCTGGAACGTGTCGGACTTGGCGATATTGTCACAATATCATATCCGACACTACAGATTGATGCATCCGCAAAGGTCATCAAAACGGAATATGACTGCATTACCGGAAGATACAAAAAAATCGAAATCGGTAATGCAAAAGCGAAACTTGGCGATGTAGTCAATCAAAAGGCGGAAGAAGCCGCAGAAAAGAAGGTCAAAGGCGTACATTCTTTCTTGGAAGATGCGATCAATCATGCAACAGAATTAATCACCGGTGGTGATGGTGGAAACGTGGTGATAAACCGAAACGAAGTCGGTCAACCAAATGAAATTCTTATCATGGATGATCCTGACAAAGAAAAGGCAAAGTATGTATTGCGGATCAATATGAACGGTATTGGCTTCAGTTCGAGTGGATACAATGGACCGTTCAAATCTGCATGGACACTTGATGGCAAATTTGTTGCGGATTATATTGCGTCAGGAACAATCAATGCAATTAAGATTATTGGTTCACAGATTACTGGCGGAACTATTAAATCTCCAGTGATGTTTTTTGGTGATGAAGCGGATGGTGTCAAAGCTTACTATGATCCTGACTATGGACTACGTTTTACCGGCTCAAAGGGTAGATTTGTTATTGATACGGATGTTTTTGCAATATTTAAAAACGGTCATAAAACAAATCCATTAATTCAAACGACACCTGATGGGGCAATAACAATTGGAAACGATGCTGGTAATGGTTTTATATCGATAGGTCCTGATGGAACAGTTGCAATTAAAGGGAAACAGGGAAGTGTTATATATTAGGAGGATTAAGCATGATTATTAGAGATTTTGAAATATGTATTATTCCAAATTCGACGATACAACGTATCATCAATGTGAATCAATATGATAAAGGGGAAGTGTGGCGCTTTACTTTGCATGATGAAAACGGGATTAAAATCGTTCCTACAGACGCATCAATCATTGGAATAAAGCCTGACAATAAGATCATAGCGCTTGCAGGTACAATTGATGAAAATGGTTATGTATGTATCACGGAAACTGAACAGATGACGGCGGCAATTGGAATCAGCAAGTATGAAATCACATTTGATGGTGGTACACACGGAACATATAACTTCAATGTTTCTGTTGAAGAAAAACCTGGAGCAGATGGGATTGTTTCCGATTCTGAAATCGCAATCTTTCAGCAGGCGATTTCAGAAGCTGCAACTGCTGTAAAAACATCTACGGAACAAGCGGCGTTATCAAAAAAGTATGCCGGAGAAGCAAAAACTACTGCTGATGCATTAGCGGCGGATACGACCACGATTAAAAACGGTATCTCGCAAATTGCAACAGATGTACAAAAATTGAACACAGATCTCACAAAGTTTAAAGAAGATACTACAAAAAACAAAACTGCGACTGAAAGTACGATATCTGAGTTGCAAAAAAAAGATGGTGAAATCTTGGGCAAAATGGGGACGAAGCAAAACGGAAAAGTAATAAAAGCATCTAATACAATTGCACAAGATCTAAAGGCACTTGACGATGCAGTAGGAGCAACACAATCACAACCAAGTGGCAGTGTTTATTACGAATACATTGGAACGCTAATGCCTGGCACAGTTCGCATAACTATTCCTAAAGGGAAAAAGGAAATATTAGCTACATATACATCTACCGGCCCATCATACGCAGTTAAAAGTAGCTTAATTATTTCTGTTCCAAATAAAGGATATTATGATTTTTGGGTAGGTGGAAATGGGCAAGCATCTGATCATTTCTTCAGATTTTACAACGGAGCCGATAACGGAAATGACTATGTGCTTCAAAATTCCATTTTAACGGCAGCTGACAAAATTGATATTTATGTCAAATAAAAAATATATTGCTATTAAGGCGGCTATAAAGTCGCCTTTTTAAATAGAAAGAAAGAGGTGGAAAAAATGGCATTACATGGAATTGACGTTGCAAGTTGGCAGCAAAGCCTAGACTTGCGACAAATTAGTTACGACTTCGTAGTCGTAAAAGCAACGGAGGGAACTGGCTATATTAACCCATGCTGCGACACACACGTGCAGCAGGCAATTGAGATGGGTAAATTATTCGGCGTTTATCATTACGCAAACGGAGGCGATCCAATTGCGGAAAGCAATTTCTTCTTACAAAACATTCAAGGATATATCCGTAAAGGAATTCTGGTTCTTGACTTTGAGGGAGAGGGCAACGCTGCATGGAACGTTTATCCGAACGAATGGATTAAGTCCTGGTGCGATAACATTTATAACCAGACAGGCGTAAAGCCATTAGTTTATATTCAGGCGTCTGCATTAAATAAGGTTGCAGGCGTTGGAGATTACGGATTGTGGGTTGCAGAATACGCAGACAACGAGCCGACATACTACCAGGACACACCGTGGAACGAGGGAGCGTACGCATGCGCAATGCGCCAATACGCAGGAGGAAACGGCCGCGTTTATGGATATGATGGTGGCGTTGATTTAGATAAATTCTATGGCGATGCAGAAGCATGGATGAAATATGCTAATCCAAGCGGTGAATATGTTGCACCACAACCACAAGTACAGACATACGAACAACCAGTAGCACAGACTGATGGCACAACATACATCGTACAGGCAGGCGATACATTATCAGAAATTGCACAGAGATTCGGCACTACATATCAGCATCTAGCAGCCATTAATGGCATCTCTAATCCGGACATTATTCATGTAGGAGATCACATTGTGATTGATGGCGTAGTGTCACCGCAATCATCTGATGATGAATACTACACTATTCAGCCGGGTGATAATCTATCAAGCATTGCTGCAAGATACGGTACAACGTGGCAGTGGCTTGCTGAAGTAAACGGCATCGATACTCCAGATCTAATCCACCCGGGAACAACAATCAGGGTGAGATAAGGACATGCTCGAAGCGATGAATCCGTTAATTACTCCCATCTACAATACCGTTATTTCCGCCGTAGCAGGTGGTGCTATTGCTTGGTTGATTGCGAAGATTAAAGGTATGAAGCAGCGGAAAGCAGATGAGGACACAGAACTAAAAAATGACCTAAGCATGATCAAGCAGGGAATGCAGATCATACTTAGAGGTCAACTTTACAAATGGCACGCAGATCTGATCGACAAAGATAAAATCACGGTCGATGAATTTAGGGAAGTCGATAAGATACACACAGTTTACAAAGCGCTTGGTGGAAACCATACAGGCGATCAACTTTATGAAGAGTTAAGAAGAAAGGGAAAGGTAACAAAAAGATGAAAGACAAACAATATTGGGTAAAATGGGGAAAGGCAGCAGCAAGAAGAGCATTAAAAACTGCAGCACAAACATTCGTTGCAGCAATCGGAACAACAGCAACCATCGGAGCGGTTGATTGGAAGTTAGTTTGCTCTACTTCTGCATTAGCCGCAATTCTATCAATCGGAACATCTCTCGCAGGTTTGCCGGAAGTAGAACCTAATGATATTGCCGAAGAAGATATGAAGTAATTGAAAGCCTACTCTCATTGCGAGGGTAGGCTCGTTTTTTTATACAAAAAAAAATAAAATATTTCGTAAAAACACTTTACACAGTGCCGTCATTGTGTTATCATATATGTAGAAAGGAGGTAAGATGAAAAACAAAATAAAAACCGATGAGTTGAAACGCCTTGCACGTGATTTCCTCGTCGGTGTCCTGTCGGGAGTAGTTGCTGGATTTATCACATGGTGGCTGACCAAGTGATTCCGGCTAGGGGCGAAAGCCCCTCTCCTTAGTTGAATTATAGGTTGTTTTTCATAAAATATCAAGGTATGCCAATTTATATCATAGTTGCTGTTTTGACTGCAAGTGTTGTAACGGTTTTGCTTCTCAGAAATAGAAAGGATCAATAATATGCCAAAAACAAGTAACGGCGATTTTAATCA